AATGTGATAACTAGAGATATGTGGGGTGCTAAACCTAATAAGACAAAGTTTAGTAAGCTAGGAGAAGTAAAAGGTTTAGTGGTACATTGGTCTGCTTATCCTATAGCTGTAGGTAATCAAGCAGAGATGGACCAAGTTAAGAAAATACAAGCTCTACATCAGAACGATAGAGGTTGGAACGACATAGCGTATAATTTTTTAGTAGGAGATACAGGACAGATATATGAAGGCAGAGGTTGGGGAAACAGAAGTGCTGCACAAGGTGGCAATAGTAGGGAAGAAATTAACTTTAATAACAAGCATTATGTTGCTGTGTGTTGGTTGGGTGGTATCAATCCTACCGACAAACCATCAGCTAAAGCTATTGAAAGTGTTAAGTGGCTCTACGAACAAGTCGGTGGAGAATTAAGACCGCATAGTTCTTTTAAACAAACTGATTGTCCAGGAGATAGTTGGCGACAACACATTGTAGAAGGTTTAGTTACCAACGCAGTTAGTAATGATAGTCCACCTGATATGGTGCTACCACAAACTTTTCATAAAAAACTGGATACCATTATTGCTAAACTAGAAAACATAGAAAACAAATTAAAACTAGGAAGGATCTTACAATGAGTGAAGAACTTAAAGATATGTTAGAGCGTGCGGCTTGGACCTTTGTTGAAGCGTTCCTATCTGCATTAGTTATCAGTCCCATAGCAGGAGTTGAAGCTAATGCAGTACAAATCGCAGCAATAGCTGGCGGTGGTGCTGCATTATCTGTAATTAAAACATTCGCAAAGAAAAAAATAAGCTAATATACTGGTCCTAACAGGGCTATAAGGAGGTATCATGCCTAAGAAAACTAAAGACGAATGGGGTAATAATTTCTATAAGTCTGGGTGGCAACCTGGAATAGAGATTAACGAACAGAACGGTCAAGGTGAACTGACACACGTTGGAACTGATCCAAACTATCATAATAAGTTTGATGAAATTCTGCGTGGTTGGGGATATGATCCTGAACATTATGAAATAGAAGGTACAGTACGTTCATCTAGCTGGGAAGTACAGCTTAAAGGTGGTAGGACTGAAACCTTTTACGCATTTAAAGGACTTGTTAAAAAGAAATCTCGTGGTCATGACAAGTATTTCAAAGAATTATTTAAACAAGCTAAACGAAAACCACCAGTAAAACCTACAACACATGGTGGTGATACTGCATTCTTATTCTTTATGGCAGACTGGCAGCTTGGTAAAAAAGATTACGGTGTAGAGAACACTATTAAAAGATATGACGTAGCATTACAAGACGCAGTTAATCGTATCAAAGAACTACGCAAGATAGGTGTAAAGATAGATGAGATATACATGATAGGATTAGGTGACCTTACAGAAAACTGTTCACAATCTTACTACTCATCAATGCCGTTCAATGTCGAACTCACATTGATTGAGCAATACGCATTAGCTAGATCAATGATAATGAAAACAATAGATACATTCTTACCATTGGCAGATAAGTTAGTACTAGCTGGCGCACCAGGAAATCATGGTGAAACAACTCGTGCTGGTAAAGGTCAAGTGTTAACCAGTAGATTAGATAACTCTGATACTATGCATTTACAGATATGTGAAGAAATTATGAATGCTAATCCAGAACGTTATGGCAAAGTAAGAGTAGAAGTACCAGACGGTTTCCATCAAGTCATGGACATCAAAGGTATTACATGTGGTTGGACACATGGTCACATGAGCAGTGGATCTGGCAACGCAGAAGCAAAGATAGAGAGTTGGTGGAAGGGACAGATGTATGGATTTCTTCCAGCAGGTGAATGTCAAATACTTATCACTGGTCACTATCATCATTTTAGAAGTAAACAACAAGGAGATCGTACTTGGTTTCAATCTCCATCATTAGATAAATCAATAGACTTTACTGCACGTAGCGGTATGTGGTCTCACCCTGGAGTGTTAACGTTTACAGTTAATGCTAAAGGTTGGGATAATCTAAAGATCCTTTAAAGACAAAAGCGGTCTGGGCAAGACCGCTTTGTTTGTCTAAGTTAAGGAGACAACATTTTTGATGTTATCTGATTTAACCATATTACAGTATGGTATAATTATTGTCAAGTCATTTCATTGACAGAGGTTTCCTCCTTTACTCTGTCCTTGGCACCAGATCAATTAACTTCGGTCTGGTGTTTTTTTATTTAATTTCACAATCCAATATATATTGTGTTATGCTTATTAGTGGGAGATATTAAATATGAATGAGGTACTGATACCAGAACTCAAACAGTTAGTCGCTAGTAGCGGTCGTGGTTTCGTTGTTGTTCAAAACAATAATGTTATTTATATCGACAGCACAGGTGAATTACAAAGATACTTGCTAAAGCACAATCTTCATGTACAATCAATAGAAAACTATAACAATTTAATACATTATGTATTTGTACGTGAAGAAAGAGCAGGTGACTAAAGTTTGAATTTATTTGAAGATAAAAAGGAGATGAAGAAATGGGCGGTAGCTATGGCTAACGCTTGTGGTGGCATGCGTGCAGAACTAACATTGCAAATGTCTAAACCTGATCCTGAAAAAGTAACAGAACTTACTCAACAATTTGTGTCAGACTATAACGTTAAGATGATTGAAGCGTTAGAAGAACACAAGAAAAGAGAGGAAGAAGAATGAGTAAACCAAGTCCTATGGATAGAGATGTAAAAGTTATGTTTACTGATATGAGTACACGTGATTTTATTATCACTGCTAGTAATGTTAAAGAAGCAGAAGAAGTGTTTGATTTAATATTTAATCACATGGAACAAAGTATAAATGATTTACTTATTCAATATAAAGTTGGAAAAAAAACAAAAGTATGGGTAGAATATCATATAGATAAAGATCAATATATGAATGAGGAGGACAACAATGAATTTTAATCTGAATGATTATGATTTAGTAGAAGATAGAATTAAAAAATTTTGGAAAGATAATCCAAATGGAAGAATATGGACAGAAGAAATTTCTGTATCATCAGATCACCAATCAATAGTAATTAAAGCTATGGTATTTGCTGACAAAGATGACGCTAATCCTATTGCAACTGGAATAGCACAGGACCAACAAGGTAAAGGTGCAAACATGGTTGCTTGGATTGAGAACTGTGAGACATCAGCTATTGGTAGAGCGTTAGCTAACTGGAAATATCAAGCTAAGAAAAGACCTAGTCAAGAAGAAATGCAAAAGGTTTCACGAGCAGACCAAGAGGTGAAGCAAGAGACCAAGAGTGTAACTGATACTAGCAATAGCAACAGCTACACTCCTTCACCTTCTGTTCAAAAGAAAGTAGAAGAAGCTAAGAAGTTAGAAGAAGAAGCTAACGCATTACCATTAGAGCAACGTATTGCTAATGTTATGGAGACTGAAGTCACAGTCGTTCCTAAGTGTATGAGTTGTGGTAATGAAGTCTGGGATAACAGAGCGGACAAAGCTAGTGGTAAAGTAAAAGATACTTATCCAGATTATAAATGCAAGACTAAAGATTGTAGAATATGGTACATAGATAGTTTTGCAGCAGATAAAAAAGCACCAGAACAATGGTATATGCCTACTGTTCCAGTTGTTGCTAGAGATTTGAATGAGATTTCTGATGACGAAGCACCATTCTAAACATCACATTGTAATATATCCAAACACATTAGATGAACTAGCTGAAAGAAATCCTGAAGCAGTTATCTTAGAACCACGTGAGCAATTTAATAAAGCGTATGTTGGTTATGTTTATAGTTTTGATATAGAAGGTAGAGCAGTTTATGATGTTCAACTTATTATTGATAGTCTTATGGAAGATGACGGCATGGAAGAAATGGACGCTTGGGATCACTTTGGATATAACATAGAAGGTTTAGGCGTACCACATGCACCAATGTTTTTATATAAGGAATACAAATGAACGATCTAAGGTGGATAGATAATTGTATTGAGTGTGGTGTAGATAGAGAGACTACATTTACACATGAAGGTAAATGTGTTGGTTGTATTGCGCACATGATTGAAGATCTTGTATAACAAGAAGTTTGATATACAGCTTGGACAGGGCGAAGAAGTAGAAGAACAACTGCGTGAGTTTTTTGCTGGCAGAAAAATAGAAGTAAAGTCAGAGCGATATATTTGGGAGAAGACTGGCAATCATTTCCTGGAGTATTCTTATAAAGGACAACCTAGTGGTATTGCAACAACCGAAGCAGACTACTGGGCATTCGTCATGGTTAAAGATGAGAAGATAGTTATCTCATACATAACACCAGTATTCTTACTTAAAAAACTTGCACGTAAATATTACAATACTGACCGTGATGTCATTGGTGGTGACGGTAATCAGTCTAAAGGTATTCTTATTCCCATAGAAGAACTTGCACAAATTTATAAATATATATAATGGACAAATTGTGGCAAAGAATATATGATAAGAGTATGAATACTATATTGAAATCACAAGGTGCTAAAAATGTATGGGATATGTTTGAACAGTGTAATGATTTATTAGAAGCTATCACAGACGCTAAAGAGATAGAAGAAGATAATGTTATACCGTTTTTTCCTAATGGTACATGCGAAGATAGTAGCTTGATGAAACAGTTATCAGAATACGAACCAGACTTTCCAATGAAATCTTGTCCGCATTATGGTGGTGTAACAATAGGTATCGTAACACTTAAAGGTCCAGGCGAAGTCAAAGTCGTGCATGATATGAACGATTTGTTTTCTTATAGTTTCACACAACGTGGTGTGCAATTAGATTACGGAAGAATGTATAGAGAAGAAATGATACTTTATTTATCTGGAATAGCAGACATTCTTAATTCGCCAAAGGCATTAAAAGAACGGAAGTTATTTTTAAAAGATGAGCAAACAAAAACAACAGGGAACTAAACTTGAAACTTATGTAGCACGCATGCTTAATGGTGAGCGTATTGCAGAAGGTGGAAGTAAAGATAAAGGTGACGTAAAGTTTAAATGGAATGGACTAGACTTTTACGTTGAGTGTAAGGCAAGACAATCGTTGAATGTTACACGTGAATTAGCTAAGTCTATATCGAAGTCAAAGTCGAGCTTAACAGCACTGGTCTGGAAAAGATTAGTGCAAACTGGAAAAAATAAAAGACAACCAGACGGAGTACCGATTATCGTATGCTTAACACTGGATACATTTATAGATATTGTTGACGGAAAAATTGATAATGATTTTTACAGTGATCCATTTTGGAAGGAGTTACCAGGATCAAAAAAATAGATAAGCAAATAGATCAAGCTGGACGCAAGCTAGCACTAGACATAGCACACTTGATGAGCATAGTTGATTATGAATACAACAGACATGAGCCATGTTTAGTATGCAACCATAGACTACAACAACACATAGACGGACTAGCATGTGAGAGTGATGAAAAGCGAAAACAAATTGTATCTATAGATAAATGGAAAAATATTAAATACTTGACAAAGTAATTCTTATGTGATTTAATCTCTTTAAGTTAAGGAGAGTAAATGAATTGTAAATCTAGTTATTGTTTTAATCTAGTTGATGTTGTTACAAACAATAAAAGAAAAAGTTGTTGTAGAAATTGTGGTAATCACTGGAGTAAAACTAAAGATAGTAAGCTAAGTAATTTTTATTGTTATCTTAATCCTAAAAATTGTGAAGTAAAAGATTGTGATACAAGACTACCAATTCATTATGGTGTTCAAAAATATTGTGATAACCATAAAAGAAAAAATCCAGTTATATACGCTGGAAAAAAACAATGGACTGAAAAAAGAAAATATCAAATATTTTGTACTATAAATTATTGTGATTGTGGAAACTTATCTTTAAATCATCACAGTAGA